GGTTTGCCATATCCATTTGTAAAAATGATTGGGCATTTTGTGCAGCAAGTTTTGTTTGAGCATCTAAATTTGCAAGATCTAAAGAAGCCATAGCTGTAGCATTTTGCATAGCTTCTTGTTGTCTTGCACTAAAGTCTGTCATTGTCATTGTTTGCATAAATTTACTATTAGTTAAAATTACTTGTTGTTCAGCATTAAACTGATTTAAATCCATATTTGCTACATTTGCTGCATTTTGAACTGCTCTTTGTTGATCTGCATTAAGTTGTGCAACATTCATAGTCTTTGCAATTTCAGCTTGCGTAAGATTAGTTTTCATACGAGCATCAAGATTAGCAAGTCTTGTTTGTTGTTCTGCTGTTAGTTCTTCTGAAGCTGCTTGATTTAAAGCTGTTAAATTAGCAAGCTCCATTTGTTGTTCATTAGAAAGATTTGCTAATTCCATTTGTTGTTTAAAGCCAGCATTTTTTGCTAAAAAGTCAGCAGCCGTTTGCATTGACACAAGGCGTTGTTGATTTTCTGCGCTCATATTTTCTGAATTAGTTTGAAACTCAAATTGAAGGTTTGCTAGTTCTGTTTGTTGTTCGTTACCTAAGTTTTGAGCATTACTTGCTTGTTGATTTTGAACATTTTGTATTGCAGTTTGCTGTCTATTTTGAAGATTTCCGAGCCTTATTTGTTGTTGTTGAGCAGCAGAAGTAATAACTGCGTCTTGAGCAAATTGACTTTGCATTGTTGCCATTTGTTGTGCCATCTGAGCCGTCTGAGAAGCTGCTGTTTGACGATTAGAAACATTTTGTAGTCTTCTTTGAGCATCTAGATTAGACTGTTGTATAGCTGCTTGTTGCTCGTTAGAAAGGTTTTGAGCAGACCTTTGTTGTAATGCTTGTGCATTAGCTTGAGCAATAGGCATTGCACTTGTTATAATTGCATTAAATAAAGCGTCACGACCTACTGTAGAAGCTTTTAAACCTCTTACTGTCATTTGACGATTTACAATATCTACTGCTGGTCTAGCCCACGTTGGAATATTTCCATCGTCTAGCCCTGCTAAAAGTGTTTCCATTTGTGAAGATACAAGGGCTTCTGTAGGTAAAGCTGCAATAGCTGCTCTAACTTCAACAGGTTGGTTATCTACTTGAGCTTCTACATTTGCAGGGTCTTCTACAATAGCAGCACTAATATCTGGAGGAAGCTCACCAACAGCAGCAATCATTTCAGCAGCAGCACCTTTAGCGGCTGTTCCTTTTATTTTTCTAGCTAAAGAAACTTCATAACCTACTTTATCTATAATTTCAGCAGCTTGTCCTTCTTCAGCAGCTTTACCTGTAATACGTTCTCTTTCTACTGCTTCAGCTTCGCGTGTAGGAGCTACATCAGTCATTCGTGCTGTAACTTTGTCTACATAAGAACCATCAGATATTTCATACTGTGCTGCTTCTTTTGTTAAAGCATCTATTTCTTGTTGTGTGTCTCTTGCTGCTGCTTGCGCTCTTTCAGTAAGTGTTTGTTCATCTACTTTTGCTATAGCTCCTTCACTTAGTTCGCCTTGAGCCGCCTCCATTGTTGCTGCTGTAGCGGTAGCTGGTTCATATGTTGATGCTGGTATAGGACTATGTGTACTTGCTTGAGCCGCGTCACCAGCAGATGTAGCTCTTCCTAAAGTTGTAGTAGCTGTTGGCATTGTACGAACTGGTTGTTGTGAGCGTGGTACACTAGGCCCAAAACGGGTAACACCTACAGGAGTAATAATTGGATTACCGTCTTCGTCAAATTGTCTTATTCCAGTAACTCGTGTATCTCCTAGTTGTTCCCCCGATTCATTTGTTGTTTCTATAAGATTTCCAGCATCGTCTGTAAGTCTTGTAGGAGTAAAGGTTGTATTTTCAGGAAGTTCAGTAACAGGCGTATTATCTGTAGTAAATCCTGCACCCGGATCAACTAGTGTTGAATCAGCAACAGGATCATATAAATCTGCTGTACCATCATCATCAACATCTACATTTGAACCTGGAGTATTTGTTTCTGTCTCTGTACTTTGAGGAGGATAATTTCCATATATATCATGGTCTTTTGCCAGATGATCAGAACCAAAACGACGACCATGCTTTACATTTTCTCCTGTATGGTACTTACGCCTAACTTTTCTACCCTTCTTGTATTTCTTTTTTGTTTGAGCCATTTATATATTCCTCAATACGACCAAATTGCAGGAGATGGAAAAACTTCTTCTGCCATATCTAAATGTATAAATCTTCCTTTTCCTTTTTGATTTATACCTATTCTTTTTATACCATGCTTTATAGCAACTTCAAGAACCTTTAAAGCTTTATCTCCTCTTACGGCTATATCAACTGCACAGCCTGTTGTATGCGCTCCTGCACGACTTTTAGAAGCCTCTATAGGATGTTTAACGCATCTGTAACCAGAGCTAATAACAAAAGGAAAATTACATTCTTCTCTAATATTATTTAAAACCTTTAAAAATTCTTCGTCAAACTTATATGCTCCACAATGCTGACAAGAAAGTTCTTGTTGTGTAAAGTAACTCACTTTTTCATTTTCATTAGCTTGTCAGCACCCCGTATACCAAACGAGGCTGTTACTGCTACAAAAAGTAAATATTGATAATATTCAGGTAGCTTATCTAGTTCTGTAAAGGCTAACCCAACTCTTTGCATTATACTCAAATCATCCATAGCTACTCCATAACAAACTGCTAATAAAGGTAAACTTAATACAACAGTAAACCATTCATCTTTCCATGACCTTCCACTTGCTTCAGCCATTTGTTGTTCCCAAGTAGCTGTATTTTTTATAACTTCCATTTGAGCAACGTGTTTAGCTTGTGATTTTTCATGCCTATTATTCATCCAACTTTTAGCTAGTCCAGCAATAGGTCCAATAAGAGAGGTCCACATACTAGTCTCCTAAACGTCTTAAGTTTTTTATTGTATCTGTTTCCCAAATGCGTATACCTGTCCACACAATTGTAAACAAAGCTGCTACAGCGGGTAAAAGACCAGCTAAAGCACCAACACCAGTTGCTACTGAAATTGTGTCTATTACTTCTTTCATTCCGTCATCTGCCATACTTTTACACCTTTGATAAAATAAAAGCTATTAACCAACTTGCAAACCCTATCATAAAAAATATCATACATATTTGTATTGTTATTTCTTTATTTTCTTGAGCAGCATATATTTCTTGCTGTCGCTGATCATTTACTTCTTTTATAATAGCCCTGTACTGCTGGACTCCTTCAACTCCATATGCCATGTTTAACATTGAAATTAATTCTTTTCTTTGGTTTTCAATTCTTTTTCTAGCTGCAAATAATTCAGCAGCTTCTTGTTCTACAGATTTAGAAAATACTGCTTTTTTTAAAAACCCTGTATTTTGTTTTTTCTTAGAAGCGTATACAACATCACTTGCATATCCTTGCCATTTAGCCATTTGAGTCATAGTATCTTCTATACTACGACCTGTTTCTATTAAGGCTCTAACACCAGCATATGCTTTTCCTGCCATAACTGCTGCTGAAATAGGATCAATCATTTTTTACCTCTAATCTAACATATGGATTGCAATAACTATTAGGCCAAGGTAAATGATAGTGGTATCTTTTGTCTGAGTTTGTATGATACTCCTTATAGATACATAGCCTGTAACCGTTCATTTTTTTTGTACCCGGAATGTAGCTCCAAGTAAACGTGTCTAAAACTAAAACTAACCAAACAATTTTCACTAAACATTATTACGAGGGCTTTGTAGGCCAATCAATTATATTTGGAAAATTAGTTTGTTGTGGTACATCTCTTAATGCTTGTCGATAAGTAGTCATAGCAGTTGACATTGTTACATCTGATAAAGCATAATAATCAGTTTCTGCTAAAAGATTATCTCTTATTGCTCTTTCTGTTTTTGCAAGTTCATTTTTCTTTTGAGCATCATACGCAGTTTTTTGAGCAGCTACCGTTACAGTATCTCCATTATCGTCTGTATACTCTGTAAACATTTCTATTTCTTTCCAAGCCTGAACCCAGTTTCCTTTAGAGTCTTGAACAACACCATTTCTTACTACAAGTTTGTAATCAGCAGAAGGTGTAGGAGAGGGCGTTATAAACACTGGA